AATGTCATGATTATTTCCCTCCGATTATGAATAATAGTGCGAATGCGAATACTACGATATTTAACACGGCATCAAGTAAACTTATAAAACGTTTCTCAGATGTTTTACCTACGATTGAGTTTATGCCTTGTCCAAGGACGCCCAGGAACGATGTTACAAGTGTTACCCACGCTAATACGATCATTTACTGGCCTCCTGTAACTGACGTTGAATCTCCTTCTCTAGCAACGGTTCTGGACGAACAAACGTTGGCGGCTTCATCACCTTGTTAGTTTCGGGATTCAAACGTGGCTTACCGTCTTCCCACAATTTAGACATATTAGCCTGTTGTACGATATCAAATAACGGTTCTGGCTGTATGCCTAGCTCGACTAACGTACCAACTGCCAAATATATTAGATCGATCATTGCATCAGCCTGGTCAACTAGCTCGGTGCTTCCCATGAACTCTGATAATTCTTCAGCCATGTACTCAAATCGTTGCATCTGGCGAACCTCGTCCATTACCGTTGGCTTAACGGCAACTGGTTGGTTCATCGCTAGTTGGAACGCCTTAACTTGTTCAAACTGTCTACGCAAGAGTTATGCCTCCTTGAATTTCGATTGTTACGTCCCCTTTAAGGATTAAACGTACTGGATGTTCGATTACGATTGTTTGCGGATGTATGCCAACTGGTTGACTAGTGACTTTACGATATGGAACGAATTCATCATCATAAATACTACGATCTCTGTCATCACCCACGTTGTCATAGAACGTGAAATTGCCGTTATGGATATTATCAACTTCATAGAAAGCATCTTCTGTGATATCGCAATCACTCTCAAGCGCTTTAACGATATCCCCTTTTTGAATCGGATAATCTACCTTTGCGTACTCAACGCCATCACACCATACATTTCCGTTATCTAATTTTGTTACTTTTAACTTACTCATCGTTTAACCTCCTTGGTTGCTTTCATCTATAAATAAGGGTCCAAGTTGACGATTGTATCGGATAAATTTAAAAAAGTTCAAAAAAAATAACGCCTATCGAGGGATAGACGCTAATCGATCTTTATGCTGTTTTAGTGTTCTAGCTGCAACACGGACGATATCTGGATCCTGGATCGGTAGATTAAATCCAGTTACGCTATCACCGACAAAATCCTTGAATGCTTCGGCATATTCGATCCTAGACGATAGTTCTGGATACTTAGCGTGTAACTCGCCTAGCTCCCTGGCCCAGGCATCGTATATATAGTCAGGGACGATATTCTCGTTCATTCTATAGTATAAGCAGGAGTGTACGAGGATCTGACGTCTTCGCCGTTTGATTAACTCGGCAATCTGTTCATCGTTCACTCAAGTATCCTCCCTATAACATCCATGTAGAATTCGACTATCCAAACACACGGTTTGATTCTGTCACACGTTATCTTATTGATTAATATGAACGGTGATATCGGTATAACAATTATGAACAAAAGTACGATAAACCACCATGGTGGTTGCCATCCCCACATCGTTTCTTCTCCTAACGTCTACCTGTCTAATAAACTTCTTATAATTAGATACGGGTAAAACAGAATAACTATCCACCAAAAGTGAAGAATAAAACCACCATAAGGGTCTGATACTGTGCCATAAATCAATATTCCAACGCCAATTAACAAATAAACGGCTATACATATAAGGAACATCATAGATCGTCAAACCCATTATCAACCGGCTTGGCGTACTGACGTGACTTACCTTCAAAGAAATCCTGCTTCGATGCATTCGTATCCTCGAAGATTACGATCCACTTCAACGGATTAGTACGGTATCCTTCGAATGGACGTTCCTCGATGTTGAATTGGCCCACACGCTTATTCGCAATGAACTTAATGTAGGAGCTCAGATCGTTCATGTCGATGTTATCGAACGTATCCCCAATTACGTATTCTCCCCACTTGATTTCTAATTCAGCAGCTTCACGGAACGTATCAACTACGAACTGACGATTCTCTGGTGAGTCTAACTCGGGGTACTGTTTAACCAGTTCCTTATAGATCTCGGTGAACAGTCTAACGTGAATCTGTTCGTCCTTATTAATGTAGTTAATGATACGAGACGTCCCTAGCATCTTCTGGTCCCGTGCCAAGTTATAGAAGAAAGCGAATCCTGCGTAAAAGTACAACCCCTCGAGGACCACGTCCAGCACGATAGCACGTAATAGCGTTTGTGGCGTAGGGTTATCGGAGAACTCCTGGTACGCTTCAGCGACAAAGTCGTTTCGTTCACGTAGAACAGGATCATGCTTCCAGTACTCGAAGATCTCGTCCTGTTCGCTTTTAGTCACTAGCGTTGATAACGCATAGCTATAGGACTGATTATGCACGACTTCCTGGAACGCTAGTATCTTCATTAAGGCGCTAATAGATGAATCGGTTAGATACTCAGACACCTTACCAGAGAAGTCCGTTTGGATCGAGTCCAGGAACGCTAGTAAACCGATGATACGCTTGAACGCGAACTGCTGCTTCGGAGTCAGTAATTTGAACTGTAGCTTATCTTCACTCATTGAAATCTCTTCTGGAATCCAGAAATTAGCCATCATATTCTTGTACATAGGATACGCCCACGGAAACTGTAGGTCATCCCAGTTTAATACGTTTGATGATTCACCATTAACGATCCCTGTACCCCGATTAGGAGCCGTGGGATCATACAACTTACGTAATTGCAGTGTTTCCATTATTCATCTTCCTTTAACTCTTTGACTTTGTAATATGCGTTTCTAATGTAGCGAAGAACCGTTCTAAGGTCGGTTTCTCCTTCTTCACGCATAGCGTGTACTTCGTCTTCTAACTCACCAATAATCTTCAGCATTTGTTCTTTCATTATTGACAAACCTCACATTCTTCCACTGCTTCTATTGATGTTGATCGAATATAATAGCTCGATTTGATACCGGCTTTCCAGACTTCCAGATGTAGCTTCAATAACTCAGTAGCACGGACATCGTGAGTTACATATAAGTTGAATGACTGCGCTTGGTCAACGTGACGTTGTCGTGCAGCATTCTGACGGATACTCCACATCTGATCAATCTTGTATGCCGTTGGATTATAGTAGAAAATCGTTTTCGGTCCCAAGTCAGGAGCCGTAACAGGGCACTTAAAGTTCTTTTTCTCTTCGGCATACGTTAGTTTAAATACTGGATCGATTCCAGGCGTGGTTCCTGAGATTCCAGATGTACTTCCCGTTGGTGCGACAGCCATCAAGTAGCCATTACGTAATCCACCTTTAGCAACGTAATCAGATAGAGCTAACCAGGCTTGACTGTCATAGCCACGTCTCTCGAAGTACTTTCCTGTTTGCCATTCAGATCCTGTGAAGGCAGGATAGCTTCCTTTTTCATGGGCCAGATCAGCAGACGCCTTGATGACCAAATAGTTGATATCTTCGAATAGCTCGTCCGCATACTTGACAGCACGTTCAGACTGCCACTTAATTCCTTTTAACGCTAATAGATGATGCCATCCAGAAACGCCCAAGCCGATTGCACGGTACTTACGATTAGATGCCACAGCCTGTTTAACCGTGATCTTGTCTTCGTTTAGGTCGATAACATTGTCCAACATACGTACCTGGATCGGAATCAATCGTTCTAAGACGCCATCTGGTACAGCACGAGATAACGTAATGCTGCTTAGATTACATACAACGAAGTCTCCAGGGATCTTCTCTATGATGATCTTGTCGTAATCTTCCGTTAGATACTCCTTCGAAATAACCGTGGGACTCATGTTCTGCATGATTTCTGTACATAGATTGGAACATAGAATAGTACAAATAGCCGTTCCATCGGCCCTGTATTTCTTGTTCGGATTCATACGGTTAACTTCATCACGATAAAAATGGTATAAAGCGCCAACTTCGAGCTGAGTCTTCATAATACGTTTCATAATGTCGATTGCTGGTACGATTGTTTTACTAACTGTAGGATCGTTCAGCAGCTCATAATATTTCTGACGGAATGTACCGTTGCCCTTCTCCTCATCGAAGAAATCGTCTAAGTACCAGCCTTTGGCGTCAAGCACTTCCTTTGGATCGAATAATGCCCAATCACCACGTTTCTCGACTTGCTCCATAAATAAATCTGGTAAGCAAACACCTTGGAAAATATCGTGTGCGCGAAATCTATCGTCCCCATTGTTTAGCTTCAGATCTAAGAATTGGAATATGTCTTTTCCGAAAACCGGATAATACAACGCGATGGAGCCTTGTCGTGTTCCAAGTTGGTCTACAGCAACGCCCGTTTGGTTAAACTTCTTGGCCCAAGGTACGATACCTTTTGATTTGCCTTTAAAGCCTTTAAGAGTCGCACCCTCAGTCCGTACATAGCCAAGATACAAACCTATTCCCCCGCCGTCTTTACTGAGACGTGCGATATCGTGGTCAGTCATATAGATGCCGTCCAAACTGTCTTCCACGGTCTCGATGAAGCAGCTGGATAACTGTCCGTACGTTTTACCTGAGTTTGCCATAGTAGGAGTTGCAACTGTCATATACAGATTAGACATCGCCCAATATGCTTCCTTAACCAGTTCCATACGCTTACTGGGGGCCTCATTTATCATTTCGTTCATCGCAATAACCATGTGTCTTTCCTGTGGAAGCTCATATAAATTACCGTCATGGTCTTTAGCTAGGTATCTATCTGCTACCAGGAATAAACCGTAATGATTATACAGCTTATCACGTTCGGGATCTATTACCGCCTGTAGCTCGGCAATTTCCTCTTTTGAATAGTACTTAAGCAGATCTTTCGTATAGATGCCTTTCTCGACTAATGTACGGATCAGACCGTAAAAATTTCCGTATTTATCAGCTGCATCGTAAACACGATTCCTAGAAGCTTCCTTATATAATGTACGTAGGTAAATTCCTGCAGCAATGAACTGATAATCGGGATGTTGTCCATCTTCGATGCCAACCAAGTCGTTAGCATTGTTAATCATACGGTCAGTAATCTGTTCAGCTTTCACTTCTGAACGTAATTCGATAAAACGCTCCATCTTTTCCTTAAACGCCTCTACGTCCAGGTGTGGGTGATTCTCAAAAACGGAATCTATAAATCTAAATAATCGTGGTTTGTCAAACGGCAATGATCGTCTGCCGTCTTCTTTCGTGATGATTGTCATCCTTAGTCCTCCTTTGGTGGGAATGTTTTATAATGATCCGCATCGAGTCCTGCCGACTTGATACGTTTGTATTTACGTTTTGTCAAACGTAATGTAAAGCCTTTGGCGTCATTGGGGATGTCGGTGATTGGAATATAATAGATGTTTATCGTTCTGGGATCGAACACTGCGATCACATCGATCTCACTCGAGGAATACGGTGTATCGTAACTAACCCGTAAATTCCCATCGCGAACATCTAAACGTGCTGTCTTTACCTGGACACGAATAAACTCCGTCTCTGTTTCTACCAATCTATCGTATCTGGCAGTCACGGACGGAGTTAATACGTTGTACCCTCTAGATAGCAAATCCCACTCAACGGCAGCCTCGGAAATTGAACCGATCTGTGCCGAATTCATAGTGTTACCTCCTTCTAAATAAGGGTCTAATTCTCTTTTTGTATCGGAGAAATTGAAATTTCCATTCTTTCCATTTCCTGTTTATCGACAATTAAATACGCATGGATTTCACGTATCTGTTTATCATCTATCCACGCAACTTTATTTAAACCATCGATCGTCTTTACGTAGTTATCGAGGTCGCCGTGATTCTTTTTATTGAAATAAACACGTATTTCTACGTACAATTCACCTGTAAATGGCTCATAATCTTCGTATTTATCGATATATGCATTACGCATTTTCAGCTCGTACTGCTTGGTTGCTTCGGGAGTATATGCAGTTCCTCTATATAGACGAGGTCTCTGTTTTGCCTGAGGACGTCCTGGAACTATGAAACTACGAATCTCTGCTGTCATGGCATACACCTCCCTTCGGCAGAAAAAAGACGATTATCATCCTTGATAACCGCCATCTTTAGCGCACACGCCTTTGTAACGGCAGAAGCCACATTTATCTAATTCTGGAGCCGGTAGTTCGCCAGCTTCGATCTGACGTACGATCTTTGCAAGTCGGATCAGCAACGCCCTGGCTTCTTCTTCCGTAACTTCCACGTAGAAATGTTTCTGGTCGGGCTTCTCGGGGACAATCTCTTTCCATTCGGGCTTCTGTAATGCTTCGTATTCAAACATCCATTTAGAGATACCGAATATTAAGTAGTAACTAGTCGCTTGAGCACGGTGCTCGGCCTGTGGTTGACCAGCCTTCATGATCTTGTTCAAGTTTTTCCTCTTGTCCTTTGTCTTTTTTTCATAGCCTATTATCGCTACTTCGTTTCCATCGTCATCTAATAAAGCCATCTTTCCGTCTGATCGTCCACGTAACTTAACAATCGTATCTCCAACCTTGAAAGACTTCTCGCCCTCGATCTCTGCTGCTAGAAAACGAAACTTAACGGGTAGATCGGCAGCTCGTAACTTTTCTTCCATCTTCAGATAATCAGCTTGAGTGACATCGTGAGCGCCTGTCCCGTTTCTGCTCATGCGCTCACGCCATGGCACGAGTGGTGTTTCATCTGGTTCGGCATTGGTGTTGATGTAATATAACTCACGGGCGCAACTGTTTACGCCAGACGGAGAGAACACGACCTCTGCACGGTGTCTACGTTTTCTCGGTAAGCTGTAAAAGGTCTCGACTTGTGCATTAAATTCGTCAGCAAGCGTCTGATCCGTTGTGTTGACGGGAATTTCCGAATACTTGGCTGCATCTTTAGCATCAAAAAAGACGTCACTCATTGTGACGCCCCCTTTCCTGTTATTCCGCTTATAGTCTGTAGTAACGTATCATTCGCCTTAATTTGTTTTTGCGTCTTGATACGTAATGCTGCCAGTTTATCCATCTCAGCATCGATAGCCGTAACCACTTCGTTTAGATCTCCATTAGCTTCTTGGACGTCTAACTCCATCTGACGGAATTTACTTACGTGCTGATCAGCTTGGCGCTGAATGCGTTGAACGGCTTTTTCGTGGACTGTTAATACCGTTTTCTTCATTTATATATCCTCCTTTAAAGTCATAAATGTTTTGTAACTATGACCGTCCTCATCGGGATTCTTTGTTAGGAAATGATCTTCTCCTGTATTATCTATTACTACGTATGCATACTCACCTTCGGAGACAATCTCGTACTCCTTATCTTTAGTGAAAAATTGGGCTGTTTCTGTATGACAAACTAACATTGTTATCCCTCCGTTTGTGTTGTAATAGAAAGAACGGGAACCGTACCTAATGTACGTTCCCCATCCTTGTTAAGCTGCCAGTGGGCGTTGGTTCTCGAAATCCCATTCAGATGCTGAATATTCTACGGACCACTTGGGCATGATAGCAATATCGGTTTTAAGCGGTACACCGAGGTCTACGGTTTCACACATGATCATCCGTACATCCTCTAAAAGTTCTGGTGTGAGCGCTGATAATGGCACTGACGGAATCAACTCATCATGAATTGAGGCATGAATCTTATATCCACGTTCCTTACAATACTGGTACATCCTAGCGAGGTTCTGCTTGAGGACGTCAGCTGCCGATCCTTGAACCATGTGATTTAAAGCCTGGCGTTCTACGGAAGCACACAATCCCCACAACTTAGAGCGTCTGGCCTTTTCTTCAGCCGTCATTAACCACGGCTTCTTCTTGTTAAGAGCCTGTAGCTCAACATAATTCTTTCGATAATCTGGAAATCTACGTTTTCTCCCGAATAAAGTTTCGGCATAGCATGAGTTTCCGTGGTATAATAGCTTGTGTAAAACGTCCTCACGGAATGCTTTGATGCCTGGGAACGCCTCGATCATCTTATCGAAGAATTCTGCAGCTATTTCCTCGGTCACTTTCATCGAACGTGCAAACGACTTCGCGGAAGATCCGTAAAGATATGAAAGCACGCCTTGTTTCATCAGCTTTCTTGGTTGGAACGTATGTTCTGGATCGTACGCCTTATCCACGCAATTCTCTCTAGGAAAGCCGAATGCGAACATCGCCATTTCCGTATACAGATCCTTACCAGCAAGATAGAATTCTAACATCGCCCTATCGTTATACTGGCTTGCTAGAATAGCAGCTATCACTCTAGGTTCGATCTGCGAGAGATCGGCAGATAACATTATCCAACCCTCGTCTGGAATGAATACTTTACGTACTTCCTGACCGAATCCTTTACTTGGGATATTCTGCAAATTAGTTCCCTTTGCGTCATCTCCCGTTTTTGAATTTTTACCACTAACATAGGTTGATGAGCTGTAACGACCAGTTTCGGTCCCTGCCATTTTCCCTGTTTCTGACGCCATGTTGTTAAATCTACTATGAAGACGCCCAGTTGCGGGTTCCATCGCTTTCGGTATCTTCTCTAGATAGGTACTTACGATTTTACCGAGCTTCCTGTACTCCAATAGTGGAGCTAATTCTTCGTGATCCTGGCATATAGCATCGACCACATCGGCAGCAGTCGTCCGTTTCGCTTTGCCGAATTTAGTACCGATAGATTCATCAACGCCTAAGTGATCGTATATCAGGTAAGCTAAGTGCTGGTTCGAGTTGACGTTAAATTCCGTCTCTGTTCGACCTAGAGCACTGGACATTTGAAATAGAAATGTCTCATCGATGTTAAATGCGTCTTTGATATCTTGTTCGGCCTGTTGTAGGCGCGGTACTAATTCGACTTTTAGTTCCTCGATCCTGGCTAAGTCAATACGAAATCCCGTACGTTCCATGCTCAAGTCTACTTCCATCAATGGCTGCTCGATCTGATACCAAACAGTTCGTAGGTTATCGACAGTATCGATATAATGATGTTGGAAGTCATACAGCTTGTACGTTTTGTAAGCATCGCCAGCTGCGTAAATTCCACTTAATAAAACCGGTTTATCGTAAATCGTTGCCCCATCGAATAAATCTGAGAACTGAGGAGATTTGTCTTCTGCCTTCAGAACATACTTATCGTACAATGATTTCAACTTATGATTCTCTTCTTTTTCATTGAGGATCTTAGCGACAATACATGTGTCCCAATAAGGGTTAGCAACTGTTACACCAGAATTTAAGAATAAGTGACCGTCATAGGCGTAGTTATGCCAAATGCTACGGTTATTCGGATTAGATAGATACTCCCGTGCCACTCGTAAAGCTACATCTTCTGGTACCTGTGGATCGTCAGTCTCATGACCAAACGCCACATACACGGCAATATCGTGCTTTGGCATATAAATCGAGTACCCAACAACCTTATCGTTAAAAAGATCCAAGCCTGTAGTCTCTGTGTCCCAGCCAGTGATCGGCTCCGACATCAGCATCGCCATTACATTACTAAGAGTCATAACATCCTGCACGACCCAGAAGTTAGCCGGTTTCGTGTCGATCACATTCTGCTTCAGCTTCTCACGCTGATCCAGGCGATGTTGCTCCCATAATCGGAATACTTCTACTTTCGATAGTTTCTTAGTTTCGTCAGCTCGTTTAATTACGTTTTCTTCGATTAGTCGTTTAACAATCAAAACAACGTTCTTTTCGTCCTCTTTCAGTTTACTCGCCAATACTCGGTTGAACGCTTCGTCCAACGTCTCAGGTTTTTTCTTCTCCTTTGACGCCTTGGTAGCTCGTTTAGTCGCTTTTTTCGCTTTCTTATCTGCCGTATCTAATGCGTCTAAAACGTCAGTTAATACCTCACTCATTAGTTAAATAAGGCTTCTAATGTTTCTTCGAATACTTCTTGGGCAGATAAGTTGATTGTATGAGCGCTACCATCTGTAGTGAAAGCAACGTATGTTACTGATCCATCAGCATTAGCGACTTTAGTCATGATGAATTTCACTTCTAATTCGACTACTTCGTACTCGTCATCAAGTGCTGCTTCGATTTCTTCTGCGATAGGTTCGCAAGCTTCGTCTGTTACTGCTGAATCGAAATCGATTAGCTCGTCCTTTTCTGCTGCTACTTTAACGTAGGAGATATCGCCTGTTTCGTTATTTAACACTGTAGCTTTGTAGTTCACGAAGCAACCTTCTAATGTTCCTTCAACAAGCTTATCCTGGAATGATTCGAAATTTAATGACATTATATATTCCTCCGTTTTATCGTTATTGGTCGAGAGGACCTTTTACAGTCCCCTCAGTTGTACCGTTTCCTAGAATGGTAGTTCGTCACTGCCGTCCTCAGTGTTGACTTCTGGAAGTGGCTCGATGTTCTCGTCAGCAGCTGCCTCTAAGCCCAACAGTTTTCTGATGTAGTCATCGTCCGGTGGATTCAAGGCATTCATGTAGAACTCATTATCGATCACAACGCCTTCTGGAACCTTGAACAATTCCTTCTCAGCTGCTTTCAGTCTGATCGGCATTAAGCTGTAAGTCGTGCCAGTATCGTCACCAGAACGTTTTAACGCAATTGGAGTTGTTACTGCTTCTTCTTCATACTCATCGATGTATGAATACACAACCTTAGATGCTTTCGGAGAAGCATCAAATACCTCCACTTGCTGCGTGTCAACGTTAAAAAATGGTACTAAGATAGACTTGGAACGTTTTGTTCCGTGCTGACAAGATAGGCAGTTTTTGCCGTTCTTTGGATCCTTACATGTATGTGACTTGATGCCTTTTTCGTAGTCACCGTGTCTCATATACATCATAAGATTAGTAGTTAATAGAAATCCTCGTAGTTGACCGCCGTCCTTTAACTTGACGTACGCCACTTTTTTCCTAGAGTTTTTCTTTTCGGCCTCTGCTCTCGCAGCGTCACCTTCGGCTAAGAAAAAGTCGTTTGCATTTTCGCTCATTCGTTTATCCTCCTGTAAATTCGTTGATAGGTTGAGAGACGTTGGATTATTTACAGAAAACTTGTTTTCCGATTACCTCTACGACCTGACGCGTTCTGATCCATGAATCAGACGACTTGGATGGTGCGTAGAAATACAGGGATCCGTTTGGATCTGGTGCGTATGTGGCTAAAACTTGTTTAGCTGCACGGATGGAGTCGTCTGAAGCTGGTTTGTTTATCCAGCCATTTGCGACCGGTTGGAATTGCCCTGGCTCGTAGATAACTCCTTCGATTGTTTTCGGGAAGTAACCACTAACTGTACGATTCATAACTGTTTCAGCGACTGCTATCTTCCCTGCGTACGGTTCGCCTCCAGCTTCTGATTCCACTAAGCGTGACAATAAGTCAAGATCAGTTGCAGAATAGGTAGCACGAACCTCTGTCGGTGGATTCGCTACATCCTGTGTTTTTATCACATCGTTTACATAGATCAGATTCGGATTAGAAATCTGAGGGTTTAATCTAATGAGGTCGGATAATGTGATATGTTCATTTTCAGCGATTTGGCTTAGTGTATCTCCCGATTGTACGGTATAGTCCGCAAATGCTGGAGATGTCATCAACAACGATGAAGCAATTGCTAATGACGTGACTAGCTTCTTCATTACATCACTCCTACTTTGTTATTCGCCTCTCAACCTTACATATATAAATAAGGGTCCAAATCGGCAATCGTATCGGAAAAAATAAAAAAACCCAACCTTTTTCGGTTGAGTTTTACGTGTTAACCTATATATATCCCATAACTTCATTAAAGCTATCTGATTCCTGGTAGAATATAACCGTTTCCTGACGTATCTTATCCATCTGACGTTGGACCCAGCTCTTAGCAGCTTTATCTGTCTCCTTTTTTCCTACGAGCTTTCCAATCTCGATCCATCCGTATCCTTGGACCAGCAGAGATATGACCTTTGCGTAGGTATCGTCCTTTGTCTGTAGGTACTGGAATACCTCTGTTTCTTCGAAGTCTCGTTGATATTCAAACGTGAATGTGTTGTCCGTTCTGCTACTGAGCTTACTGTCTTCTACGGGGACGGATAAGTGCTTTACTCGATTTGTAACTTCACTTGTTTTCCGTTTCACACCGTCTTCACCAATAACTCGTTTATTAATCTTATAGCGTACAAAATCGTTTATGAATCTTGGAAATAAAGCTCCCATGAATGCAGCCACGTCAACTTTACGTTCTGGATCAAACTTCAGTATAGCCTGGTGAAAACGATCCTGCATATAACTGAAAAACTCGTCTGCATAATAAGGGTATTGTTTTGCAGCTGTCTGGGAACGGTATTCCATAGCCCCTTCGTACCGATTAAATAGCTCCCTAAAAGCATCATCGTCATTTTGTTGTGTTAATACTGCCAATTGTTCGTCCGTCATTTGCTCGTACTGTACCATATTCATATGTCCCCTTTGTCCTAGAAGAATAATTTGATGCCTAACGGCTTGCGATTATCCAGAAGATAGCCGATCTCTTCCTTCGTTAAATCGTTCGCATCTTTGACCTTTGGGCGATCAATTAACGACCAATCAACCGTTGACACTCGAAATCTGCCAGATAGATAATCTGATATGCGTTCACTTGCCAGGAGACCGCCAGAATCGTTGTCAGTAAAATTGATTATTTCTGTATCCTTCGGTAAATACCGAATTAGTTTATTTGCTTGTTTTTGGTTGAATTGATTGCCGCCAATTCCTGTTGCTAGTATTCTTCTAGACCAACCACCTTGTGAAACCGACATTCCATCGATCTCAGCTTCCGTCATAGCGACTGCTACCGGTTTGGCACGGATCACCTGGGATAGCCCCCATAATGTTTCCGATTTGACGCCTGGAGGAAGTGGTGGATCGTACCAAAACTGCTTTCCTCTTACACTACGAAACTTGACGGTTATTAATCTACCAAGCTCGTCTCTCCAAGGAATCGTAATTGCTTGATGTTTCTTGCTGTATCCTACCTCGTAGAAACGCTGCCACGCTTCTTCGATGCCTCGTCCTCCTAGATATGGATGTCTGAAGTTATAGCCGACCAGGATGCCATCATCGATCCAATAATCAGACCGATTTACATCGTCCCCAAAATCCAGTTCTAATTTCTCATCCACACTTACTGCGTACTTGCCGTAATTCTGAATTAAAAATGTTTCTGCGTCATAAACCGTATCAAATCTGTCCAACGTTTTCACTAGATGCTGGAACGTGCCTTTCGCTCCACAACCGAAGCAGTTATACACGCCAGTATCAATGTTCACACCGAAACTGGGCGACCTTTCTTCATGGAAACAGCAACACGCCATAACGTTATCGCCAACGGGCCTAACCTTATGTAATCCTTTTAGCTCCATATATTCCTGGATATCGATTTCAACACGTATGTCACGTACTTTCACGACACCTCACCTCTTTGCCTATAAATAAGGGTCCAAATCGGAAATAGTATCGGAAAAATTTAAATTTTTTTTTATAAATTTATTATACGAACAACCGTTCGTAAATGCAAGCGTTCGTTGTATCGTCAACCAGTTGGTTTACGACCATACCACTATTCTAGTATACAAATGTTACAAAAAAATTACAATACTTCACTAGATTAAAATAAGATTACAAACCTTGTAATTTTTACCATTAACTAGTTGGTTGATGCATGTAGTATAATATAGTCATAGATACACAGGAGGACGATTAGATGCCAGATAAAAGAGTTGACATGGATATCGGCAAAATAGAAGCTGCCGTACAGGATCAACAAGATAAGATTATGGGCCAGGTAAAGACCGGCGCCTACCTAAGGCAGTTACGTCAGGATGCTGATTTATCGTTATCACAACTTGGTGCGCAGCTTGGCGTATCAAAATCGTTCTTATCTGCTGTAGAGCAAGGCGTCAAAACGATGTCGGACCACTTCATCCGTGAGTTGTCGAACTTCTATGATATAGACGAGAACTGCCTATATGAACTACTTGGTCGTGTACCGTTGCTGGCGCGAGAAGAACTTGATGAAGTAAGTAACTTGCAGAAGTTGCTATCCGAGATCAGACGCGATAAAAAGTTGACTGACGAGAAGAAGCAAAAGCTTTACGACCAGATGTATAAACTTTATAAAAACTTTCCGGAATAGGAGCAAGACACATCATGATCCATCATATACCACACCCTATCCTTAGCTTACTAGAATTGCTTAACCTTCCATATAATGAAGCACTAACAATAAAGGAATGTGCAACGGATTTAGCAGCTTTCATACTTGGCGCTATGGTTATGTTATTACTCGCTGCAAAAGTCAATATACGCGCAGCCCGAATTCCTTGCGAAGATACTGATCCAGGCGAGATTAATGTCACAAAGATAAAGAGACACGGTAAAACACAAGTACACGTTTTGATCAACTCAAAAGAAGCGTATAATTTATCGACCATAACGGTTATGACGATTACTTTACGGATAATCTACGTGAGATACTTTCCGTGGGCCAAAAACGTGCAGATCGTCAATAAACGAGGTACACGAATTCGCGCTACAATATTATTTACCATTGTTGCGTTAGTGTGCGCTATATCCGTAACGATGGACAGTCACATTATCTTACCGACTAGTCACGGTCGTTTTATCATAAAAGATTTAGGTTCAGCAGGAAAATAAAAAGGCGACTCCCACGTAGGAGTCGTTTTTATTTATGTTATAATACATTAGACTAAGCTAAGGATGGTGGTTTAATGAAGCGTAACATTGTACGGATCGGCAACTCTTTAGGTGTAATCATTCCCGCCACTTTTCTTGAGGACCTTGGCGTTTCACATAAAGATGAAGTCGAAATGGAGTTTGACACGGATCTGAAAGTCATTACAATTAGAAATAAAGAAACGGCCCCCGATAACCACCTTGAGAAAGTAGTTCGAAGTGCCGTTGATTCTTATCTT